GTCGCAGCACAATCTTTAGTAAAGATCATACCGTGAAGTCCTGTGTAGTTACCTTTGTACTCACCATAACCACCTGAAGCTGCTGTTGGAGTAGCAGAGGTTGATGACTCGTCAGTGTTAGGGATGTGGTTAGACATTAACACTTTAACACCACCGATAGTAGGAGCTTGGCCTAAAGCGTTGCTACCGTTACCACCGAAATCACGATCCATGATTGTAGATGAAGCGTTATTGAATAGCTCATAGTAAGCTTGAGGAGAAACTACTAAGAATTTCTCACCAGTTACGTCATTCTTGTCAAACAACTCTAAAGCTTTAAAGACAGAATCTACAAGCTGTGCAGAATTAAAGACGTTTACAGTGCCGCTTGCACCGTTCATGTCAATAACACCACCAGTAGAAGCGCCACCAAAACCTGTAAAGTCTCCATCAGCCCAACTTCCAGCTTGATCACCACCAGTAGGTTGAGTGAATACAGCAGAGTCAGCGATGACTTTAGCAATGTTTTTGTCAGCAGCGTTAGCTAGAGCGTTACCCATTTCTTTACTGTAAATAGAGCGTACATCGTAGTGGTTCATTGCTTCATCAATTTTAGGGATGAAGGTAGCACTTACGAGTAAGTCATCTACAGTTACAATGGTTTCACCGTGATCAACAGAGTCACCAAGAATGGTTTGACCTGCTGTGTGGTAAGCTGCACTCACTGTTCCGATGCTTGGGAACTGAGCTGATTTACCGCTAGAGATTGTGCGTACTCTATGCAAAGGCATAAAGACGTTCTTTTCTTCAAATGAAGTTAAAACCTCACCTGCGAATTGTTTGAGAAATAATTCTCGATTGGTTGTTCCACCTTTTTGTAGACCTAACCGTGATACCTGAGTTGTATCAGTTGTACTTCCGTTCCATACCATGATGTTTTACCTTTTAGTTAAATGTTTAAATGAATGAATTCTACTCAGCCACTTAACACCTATTCGTTCTCTAGGATTATCCTCCGCAGAGGGTCAAAGGTAATTGTAATCTGTGTTGTCGTTTCTTTTGGAATTTTAAAAAGCTCCCCGAAGGGAGCAAAAGAGACTATAGTTGGCTTCGTCCAAGTTTGGACTGCACCTGTTGACGGTACGCTGGATCACTTTCGTATCGGGAATCCTTCATAGCTGCGGTCACTTCTGACCACGAACCAAAATTACCGCCTGTTGAGGTAGTAGATTGTCCACCAATTAATGATGGGTCTGCACCTTCAGCAGCTTGATACTGATTGCGTAACCCTGATACGGCCAACTTCACCATATCTAAGTCTCCTGATTCTACAGCTCGATCATACGCAGCAGTCTCTTGTGGAGATAAATTATCTGCTGCCCACGAAATCATTTGGCTGTAGGATTCTTGCCCACCTACGCTGTCGTAGATAGACTGTTGGTAATTGTTGGCGAGAGCTTCTTGCCCTGCGATCCAACTCTTAACCAAATCGTTTGAGAACCCTTTTTCTTCTAAAGCTGCCATAGCCTCTTCAGAGAGTTCTCCGTTTTCGTTATATTCCTGTTGAAAAGAATCAAAATCTAAACCTGCATTGTCTAAAGCTTGGGCTACATCGCTTGCGTTTTGCGGGTTTTGCTCAGAGTCTGTTTGCTCTTCTTCTTGAGCTGCCTCTTCTTTAGCACCCTGACCTAGTTTTTGCTCCAAGTTTGTATAAGCTTCAGCCATATCTTCAGGTGACTTAAACTTATCGGGAAGCCAATCAGGACGCTCTGGTGTTTCGGGGTTATTATTAGATTCTAATTGTTCGCCCTTAGCAACCATTTCATCTATATATGCTTGGTTTTCTGTTTGATCTTCTACTGTGTTAATACTTTGTTCACTCATACTATAATCTCTCAATTAAAATTAATTTTGTTTTTATTCTTCTAATTGTTGTTGTTGAGCTGCATCTGCCATTCCTTTAACAGCAGGAGCTACGCCCTTCTCGGCCATCTGCATCATCATCTGCTGTTGTTGAGCTTGCTGTGCGGCCTCAGCCTCAGCTTGCTTTTGTTCAGGAGATTTGACTAAGCCTTGAGTGTCTATACCCAATGACGCACCTAGACGATCTAAGTAATCATCTATGTTAAGCTCTTGTGCAATCACTTCCTGACCTAAAGGTTGTAAGTATTGCAAGAATGCTTGTAGTTTATTTAAGTCCTGACCTCGGCCAAGAGCTTCTAAACCAGTTACAATTTGTGGCTTTAATGTGTCTTTGGGGAACTTAGGCATCTTACCTTCTTTCTGCATCTTCGCAAGGAGCAGGTTAACGAGAGGTACTTGGAATTCTTGAGACAACACAGAGTAGATACCACCAAGTGCTGTTTCTAATTCTTGTGCCATGTAGCGGACTTCTTCGGCTGTAACTCGTTCGGCATTACGCTGAACAGAACTATTTAATAGAAAAGCAAAGGAAAGTCTTTCAGTTATACTGTTCATTGTTTCTTGCGCTACTCTAAAGTCATTAAACTTATTTGCTTGTAGAGTCGTAACATCATTAGCATCACCAGAGATGATCCCACCATTAGGACTATCGGCAATAGAGCGTATTTTAGTTGAACCGTTTGGCCTAACCATAAATAAAAGTTTGGCACTTGCTGCGCTTCCTTCTACTATAGCTCTTGTTAAAGCCTCTAGCGATTTAATGTCACCTACGTATTCCTCAACATAAGACCTTCCATAATCTTCACCGTCTATAGAAATAAAACGAAGAGCCATCCACGGTAATTTATCCTCTGGGTAACTTCCATCAGATTTAGGAATTGTAATTCCTTTAACTTCTTGATGCACCCTGAACTTCTTACCTTCTCTACGAATACACGTATACAAGTCACATTCTTTTTTGTTTACACTTTGCTGGTATTCGGGATTTTCAAGTAAAGCTTCTTGCACAATAAGAGGAAGAGCATCGTATGCTATAGTTTCTTTAACAACAATCTTCAACACATTACCCATCGTATCACGTTGGACAACGTAACGGTCTAGGCGGAAAACTTTCATGCCACCTTTAGGTGCTAGGTGTACAAGTGCATTACCAGAAACGATTAACTGTTTTAGAGCTTCGAATGTTGGTACACGTATAGCCTTAGCTTCAATAACTTGAGCAGCCGATCTTTCGATACGTGCTAGAGCCTCTTCTGCCTTACCTCTTGCATCTCCACCGAGTTCCAGTAAATCAAAATCATCAATAGTTAAACGGAAGAAAGGACTGTTTGGAGGTAGGAGTGTCATTAACAATTTAGAGGCAAGGTTATTTACCCCTCTTGCACCTACAGACTGATATGGTGTGTTATATTTGCTTGTCCCTGTGTGTCCTTCAGGAGGCATAAGCGTTGGGATAGTTAATTCAGCACAAGACCTAGCTCTTGATAAGAACGCATCACGCTCTGCCGCCATGTTCTCGTAGGATTTGGCTACGCCTTGATCGTTATTCATAGGTTAATCCTTATTTATTAATCGTTAAGCCTGAACCTTGTGACGAAGATGCCACTTGCATACCTGCACCTCTTCGTAGTTTTCTCTTGCCTAAACGCTTCTTCTTCATCTGTGTAGCATTAGAGTCTACAGCGTTCTCGATTTCATCAGGGGCTGGGTTAGGAGCTGGTGGTGGGGCTGGCGGTTTAGGGGCTTTAGGTGTACTTGGTAAACACATAGTTAAATCTCATCTGGGTTGTCGTCATCGTAGATAAACAACATTCTTTCGATGACTGATTGTTGACCTTGAAGAAAAGCAATGTCTTCAGGCGTGGTATCCCTATTACGTGGTAGTTGATTAGGGAACAGTTGTTTAAAATGTTCAATTAATTCTTTAGTAATATTTAATTTTCTCATCTTTTTGTTTCTCTAATGTGTAACCTTTTACTGAAAGTAAGTAATTCAAGGGCTTAAGGGGAAGTGTAACCATGTGTTTGCGATGATATGGAGGCAGGTTATCACCTCCAATACCACTATCGCTTTAGTCTTAGATTTCACACTGACCAGCTACACAAGCTAACTCCTGTGTCCCTGTCGTGGTGTCTTCTTTCTCAAACTCACCTAGTCTATCCCACTCAATCTCTGAGGGCATATCTAACTTGAGCTTCTTGTACGTTTCTTCATCAATAGCCTCGTAAGGGGCTTGCTGATAGACATGATCAGTGCGGGGTAGGAAGCTAATACCTGAGCAGCTATCCAGCCTGTCCCATAACCATTGACCTGCTGCTAGGAACTCAGCATCAGAATAGTAAATAGTTACACTCGGCTTATGCTCACACCAGTTGTCCTGATAGACTTCCCACAGATCAAGCTGTGTCTGTACGTTCAGCTCGTCTACACTGACAGCACCGTCAGGAGCTTTGATGGGGAACGAGAACACATAGTTCTCATTGTTCATCACATCTTTCTCCCAAGGTACTCCAGCATTCTTAAGAAACGCTGAGATAGGATCTTTCCCGTCCGAGCGTACTCGTCTGATGTAGTACGGAGAGAACCTAGCGTGTATGCCTGATGCACTGTCTACTAACTGACTGACCGTACCTGATGGTTTCACACAAGTAATAGCTGTTGATTGGTTAAGACCTAGCTCGTTAGCCCATCGTTTGTTAGTGTCGATAGCTACCTGCTTTAGCCTCAGCAATACGTCACTAAGGATAGGCTGATTAGGGTGATCAAACCATGTACCGCTTGTCTGCTTCCCTGAGAGTACCGAGTGATCCATGATGCCTGTCATGCTAACACCAAGTAGACACTCCTCTTGTGTGTTCTTCTTCCAGACAGAGCGTACGTAGCGGAAGTCAGTTAAGGATGACTGTAGTGTTCCTAGTATGGTAGCAATCTCAACCTTGCGTTTTAAATCATCAAAACTATCTGTTGCTCGTACTACCACCTCGGAAAGATTACATACCTGAGCAGACCTTAAGATTATCTCAGAGCAAGGGTTTGTACCGAACGCATGATCTACGTCTCTTCGTCCACTCTTCTCTGCTTGTTTCTTTGCAGCACTCCTAGAGAAGATACCACGCTCACCAGCTTTCGACTTATAGAGAGCAGCCCACTCCTCCAAGAAGGTTTCAAAGTCTGGCTTGTCTGTGTAGACAGCACTGTTATTAGCAAGCGCACGTTGTGTATCAGTCTCCCACCAATTACCAGACTTAGCATGACGCATCCGATCATCGCTAAGGTTAGACAAACTAATAAGCGCACTCCTACGGACACCACCAACGACAACAATCTCTGCAACCTTACATACAATATCATGGCATTCTAAACTCGTAAGCTTCCGTCCAGCAGCAGCTTTAAAAGTGGCAACAGTGAAATGGAACAGAGCAACAAGAGGATCAGCTCCACTGCTACGTCCTCCGAAAGTCTTAAGCCTTTCACCCTTTTGACGAAGGCGGCTAATATCCCACGAAGGTATCTGACCCGAATACAAAAGGCTAACCAACTCACGAAAAGCTTTAGCCCAGCCAATCTTAGAGTCTTGTACAACGATTGTAGTATCTGTTTCATGGAACTCTTCTGCCACCTCTGGTAATTTGTTTACTGATTGTCGCTCTACCGAGAAGCCTACACCTGTACCACACATCAGGACATAGAGTATCTCATCGAACACTCTAATATTATCTACTGCTACATACGAACAGTTAAAGCCAGCCATGTTATCTCTGTCTAGTGCCTTACCTGCTGTCATCAAACAGCGCATGGAGGGCATGACATCTTGATTGTAGATGGTCTTGTATAACATCTCGCTTGTGTCATAATCTATTTGACCTCTAGCAACCCAGAAGTCTGTGTAACGTCTTACGGTTTCTGCCCAAGTCTCTCGTCTGTTATCGTCTTCACGCCAACGAGCGTACCGTGACTTGTGTATGTATTGTTGATATGAATCCATCATCGTTTATCACCAGACCCTTGTAGTGTTCCTCTTGATTGACGAGACATAAGTTTATCAAGATTGTTAAAGGCCACATCACTTAAGTTTATACCAAGCCTGTCAGCTAAGACTGCTAAGTACCAGAACACATCACCTATCTCTCCTGCCATGTCCTCTTTGAAGTTAGCTGGTTCACCATCTCTTATTTTCTTTTTTAATTTACCTGCTACCTCACCTGCCTCAGAGCAAAGGCCTAAAGCAAGATACTCTAGTGCTTGGTCTTCGGGGAAGACAGCAGTTAAGTTACACTTACTTTGATAGTAGTCAAAGCCTTCAAACATTCCGTTAAGGTAATCATAATTCATTTCCATTACCAGTTAACCCCTTTCGTCTTTTCCATTAATTCAATCATTTTGTTTAGATACCAAATTGCTTTGCGGGCATCCTCAATAGGCTTACCCTTTTCCCACAACCTAGAGCCTGTGTATTTAATCACATTGCCGTGACAGTATGAGATAGCCTCATAGTCACCTAACACATCTACGATGTAATCAATGGTTTCTATCTCACCCTTGTTATAGTGAGGCGGTTCGTTTACTAAATCTACGCTGCCCATAACTTCACCTCCTTTGTCTCGAAGTTGTACTCTCCGTTACGCAGGATACGTGCGAGCCTTGCGTTCTCGATAGCTACCTCTTCACTTAGCCCATGCTTTTCAAAAGCCTTAACAACAGTTTCCCATGTTGCTCCATGCTGTTCTAAGATACGATCAGCTTTTACTTTACCTACAGTAGGACAACCTTTGTAGTTATCAACTGAGTCACCTATTAGTGTTTGTGATAGGAAGTGATAGTCAGCTTCGTCCTCAAGCACCTCAACAACTTTACCGTCAAGTAAATGATAAGCTGGGATAGTGAGCAAGTCTTTATCAGCAGACCAGATAACCGTAGTTGCATCACCGCTTCCTAGAATTCCAAGAAGGTCATCTGCTTCTAGCTTATCCTCAAAACGACCGTTGTACTTTTCCGTCAAATATTTTTTAGCAAAATTGAGAAGCATAGGTTTGCGTGTACCAGCCCTGTTCTTCT